GGTGGGTGAACAGCTATCTCGATCCGTCCGTCTACACCGCTTTCGTGATGAACGATAACGACGTGATCAAGCTGGAATTCTGGCTTATGGTCAAGTTCCTCAAGCTGAAGATGTTCCAAGCGAAAGGGCTTGATACGACCAGCTTGACCAATGATTTCACTCGGGTATTCGATGCCGCCACAGGTCAGGATCACGGCGCACCTGTGCTTGGTTTGGCGAACAACTTCAAAACACCATGGTTGAATATGAGCAACGTCCCCGACGGTAACTGGAACACAGGAACGCCATAATGGGACGCCCAAAGGCCAATGCTCAGATCAGTAACAGCACGACTGTTCCCGCTCCCACTGGTGGGCTGAACGCCTACAACCCTATCTCCAACATGCCGGAAACAGATGCCGTCATGATGCGGAACTTCTTCCCTGAAGCATTTGGTGTCAGGGTTCGGAAGGGGTACAAGCAACACGCCACAGGACTAGACGGCGCTGTCTGCACAGTCATGCGGTACAACAATATCGATGGTACAAGTACCATTTTTGCTGTTGATCAGTCCAAGGTGATTGACGTAACCACTCCCGGCGATTACACGTTGGGGACAGAACTGTGCGCCTCCACGAACCCATGGTGGCAGTACGTCAACATGGCAAACGCTGCCAGCGTCCATCTGATTGCCTTCAACGGCACGGATAACGGTATTTGGTGGGATGGTACGACGTTCACGGAGCTTGTCCTCGGTACCGATCCACTGACTCCCGGTGCGTGGGTCGGTGTTGATCCGAAGGACTTGGTTGCGCCTATTGTCCACCAGCACCGACTGTGGGCAGTCGAAAAGAACTCATCAAGGGCATGGTATCTCGCGCCAGAGGCATTGTACGGAACAGCCCTGTCGTTTGACTTTGGCGGTAACTTCACTCGCGGTGGCTTCCTGCAAACGCTGGTCACGTACACAGTTGACTCGGGATTCGGCCCCAATGACTACCTCGCGGCCATTTCATCAGCGGGTGAGATTTCGCTATATCGTGGCATTGACCCGTCTGATCCCGCATCATGGGAACTGATTGGTGTGTTTTATGGCGGTGCAACATTCACACGCCGTTGCACAACCAAGTTCGGTGGCGACTTTGCCTTCATAACACAGTTCGGGATGCTGACGATGAATAGCATCCTGAAGCCTGAAAGTGACAGTGTGCTTACCAATGCACTCAGCCAAAAGATTCAATATCTGATCAGCAGCCTTATCACAGAAGGCTCGGCTAGAGCAGGATGGGCGATTGAGACATACTCCGCGTCCAACTTCATCCTGATAAATGTACCGGGTTTGGAAGCTCATCAGAACTTCCAGCTTATCTACAACACATTGACGAAGGCTTGGTCGATCTTTGAGGGCATGGCGGCGTACTGCTGGTCAACCATTTACAGTACACTCTTGTTTGGCGGTGACGGCGCTGTCTACCGGGCATGGGAAGGTAGTCTGGATAACGTACCTCTGGACGGCATTGGTGGTAACACGATCATTGCTGAGTGCCAGCAGGCGTTTAGCTACTTCGGTGCTCCCGGTGCAAACAAACACTTTAAGATGTTCCGTCCCACGTTCCTCTACTCCGGCAAGTTCAGTTACAAGGCCGGTGCGAACATGGGATTCGACTTCGCCACACAGCCGCCCCCCGCCAGCTTCAGCTTGTCGAACCTTGGCGTGTGGGAATCCTCCAAGTGGGATGACGGCGACGTGTGGGCAGGTGGTAGCCAGTCAAGCAAGCAATGGGTAAGTATCACAGGTGTGAGCTATGCCGCATCCATTCGGATCAAGATTGAAACGCAAAGTGATACAGTTTGGGCCGCAACTGACTGGATCATGGAAAAAGGAGGGGTCATATAATGGCTTGGAATCAAGACGAGTGGGATTGGCTCTCACAGATGACGGGCCAGCAGATGACCGCCGACAAACTGCGCGGTGGGTGGAATAACGACTTCTCACAAGGTTCTCAGGATGAGAGCGGCAATTATGCAAACAGTTGGAATATTACCCCCGAGAATAGCAAGTATTGGCAAGGCTACTTCAATAGCGGCGACGATAACGGAGCGCAAGCACTCGGGTTAAGTACACCAGATGAATATCGTTTGGTTGACCCCACTACTGGTCGGCCCATTCACGTCATTCAGGAAGACACTTGGGCGAACTCGTTAGGTAACATTAAAGATGAAAGCCAAGTCAAATATGATCCGTACCTAGGCGCTTACACCGATAAAGCCAACATGGATACCCAAAAAAGGGGTATGCGCAAGTTTATGGACACAGTTGGTGTCCCAGCTTTGATCGCAGGTGGTGCGCTTGCTATCGCATGGCCTGCTATTAGTCAGATGATGGCGGCAGGCGCTACGCCCGCTCAAGCTGCTGCTGCAACAGGTGTACCTGAAGCAGAGGTTGTCTCGGCTGCTGCCGCAGGGGGGCCGAGTGGCGCAGCAGCAGGCGGGTCATTCGTTCCAAGTGCTGCAACCAATGGAATGCTGGGTGTTAATAGCGCAGCACTGGCAGGCACGTCAATTCCTCCCGCATTATCTGCTGAACTGTCGGCGGCAATGTCGGCGGGATCATTAACAGCCGCCGAGGTGGGACAGTTACTGACTATACCGGCTGTATCAAACATGGCCGCTGGTGGTTCATCATTGGCATCTATTCTAAAAGACCCGCTGGCGCAAACAGCAATTAAGGCCATTGCCCCACAGTTGATTTCGTCAGCTTTGGGCAGTGGATCAGGCGGAAGTGGTGGTGGAGGAGGCAATATGGGCGATGCAGCAGCAGCAGACGAACGGAACTGGCAGCGCCAACTTGAGGCGGCGAACATTAACCGTGGATGGAACAAAGAAGACTTTGCCACTAACCAAGCCGCTATCGACAGGCAGACACACCAGAATCGGCCAAATCAACAGTCAGACTTTGGAAGTGTCACTTGGTCTGCAGACGCCAACGGCAATCCGGTTCAGACGACCAGCCTTGACCCCGCACATCAGGCAATGCTTGGTGCGCTTCGCGGTGGACAGTCGAACGCCATCAACCAGATTCAAGGCTTCACTGATCCAACTCGCAAGGGTAACTGGACAGGTCAAGCCGAGGGTTCCCGGATGGGTGACTGGACAGGCGGGCAGTCGGGGTTTGATGTTAACTCGGACGTAATGAACGCCTATCGTGGGATCAATCAACCATTGGTTGACCAACAGCGCGACAGGGAAAACGCACGACTTGCCGCAATGGGGTTATCCACAGGTAGCGGTCAGGCATGGGGGCAAGCGCAAGACGCACTCAACCGTAACCAAGTCAACGCTGACCAGAACGCCATCATGAAGGGCTTTGATGCCACGATGCAGACGCGCAGTTCTGACCGGGCGAACGCGACACTTAATGAGCAAATGTACCGTGGTGATCAGGCGTCTTCTCGCGCTGACAATGCTGAGAACCGGGCGGATTACGGCGCGGCTCTTGCTGGTCAGGGTCAGACCTTGCAGAACTTGAACGCACTAAACCAAACAGAAACGGGCTGGAACGCGAACGCTGCCGCGCAAAGTCCATTCGCATCTGCCGGTGTTGCGCAGATTGGGACTTCGCCATTCAATGCTCCCAACACGGACTATCAGGGTGAAATGAATATGTGGAATACGCAGCAGCAAGCGGCACAGAAAGCACAGAACCAGCAGGGCTGGCAGAACGCCGCCACAGCGATTGGTGGTAAAGTGTTCGACAAGATATTCGCATAAGGGGGCAGTATGGATTACGACATCAATGACCCGGAACTGGACTTCGCAGGCAGAGAGGAAGCGCTTATCTCTGCTTTGAAGGGCGCACGTTCGCGGAAAGAAGCTGCGTCTGCCCCCGGTGAACTCAAGATTGTTCAGGGTAAATATGGCCCTATCTTCCTGAAACAGTCGATAGGTGACGCCATAACCCAAGGTATCAACCGTTACTCGGCTGGTGACGAGGAAAAGCAGGCTATGGCTGAACGCGGTAGGCTCAATGCTGAACAAGGTCGCCGCGTCGATGCACTCACCCAACAACTGACCACCCCCGGCATGAAAACAGTCAGGGCGCTCCCCAAGGCACTACAGGGAGGTGGCGGTGGGTTGGATGAAGAAATGGTAGACACGCAAGTTCCACTGTCACCTGTTGAGGAGAGTCAGCGTCGAATGGGGTTGGCGATGAAAGGCGCTCGTCTACCCATGGCGCGAGGTATGATGGAGAAGATTGTTGGGTCTGAAATGGACATGCCTGAGAAGGTTGCGCTGGCACAGTCGAAGGCCCAAGAGCGACTTGGCGAGATTCAAATGCGCCTCGAAGATCGTAGCCTAGATCGTGCGTCACGCGAACAGTTGGCGCGTGAGGGTAACGACTTGCGTATGGCAATGGCTAATGATAACAATGCGCTCCGTATGACGTTAGGTCAAATGGCTAAGTCTAATCAGGGTGCTAATAATGACTTGAAGAATGAACTTACGCAGCTTAAGATTGAGCAGGCTCGAAAAGTTCTAGCTGAAGGAACTCCTGCGCAGCAGAAAGCTGCACGGCAGGCAGATGAGCGCAAAGAAGCTGGTGTGCGTGCTAGTAGTCTTGTAGACCAATTGGAGACAAGTCTTGATAAGCTTGAAGCTAATGGTGGTATTACAGTACCCGGAAAAGGTATAGCTAATGTCCTGCCGTGGGCTTCTACCACAGTTCCTGGTCAAGTATTAGGCCGTGCGCTAGGTACTAAGAACCAGTCAGAGCGCAATAAGATTGAGAACGTAGCAACGAACCTTGTGTTAGAGCTTAAGCAGCTTAAAGGCCTAGGCGCTTCACAGATGAACTCTAATCTAGAACTTCAGAAGTATCTGGCAGCTGTAGCTGGTGGTGCGTCTGACGATATTGCAGCGACGCGTGCAGCAGTTAAGAACGCCCGGGCACTGCTGAACAACGCAGGATCGTCAGATAAGTCTACCGCTGATGGCGACTTGCTCAATCGCTACGGAGTCAAGTAATGGCTACTCGTGAACAACTAATAGGCGCTTTGCGCCAGGCAGATGCGGCAGGTGACACTGAGGCGGCTACGCGGTTTGCAGCTATGATCCGTGATCTGCCTAACGAGGTCGTACAGACAACCAAAGGCACTGAAATACGCCCTGAAGGCCCGTCAGTCATGAATACACCCGGTGTGCTTACAAAAGCCGCGCGGCGTTTTGCTATGTCAGATAAACCAGGCTACGGCGAGCAGCTTATAGGCGGCGCTAAGCATGCATTTGATCGTGCCGCGTATGGCCTCAAGGATGTATTTACAGACCTCGCCCCCGCCGACCGCGCGCAGTTAGCGGAGGGTAAAGCATTTGTTAATGAGACAGGTCCAGCATCTACTGTGGGCGGCATAGGTGCTGATGTCGGCGTTATGGCTTTACCGACGAAGTACCTTACAAGTGCAGCTAGGGCTTTACGTGGTGGTAAAGCAGCACTTACAGCTGATGTAGGACTGCAGGGTGGTTATGGTGCATTAACTGCAGATGAGGGTCAAGGTGCTGCAGGCGCAGCGCTAGGTGCAGGCGGCAGTGTAGCCGGGCAAGGGCTAGCGCGACTAGTTGCAGGCGGGCTACCTGGTGTCACTGATAAAGCACGCAAGCTCATGAATGAGACCAACGTGCAGCCGACTGTAGGCATGTCGATTCCGTTCGCAAAGCCTATTGAGAACTACGTCGCAGGCGTGCCGCTATTTGGCAGCATGGCTAAGAAGGCACAAAATCGGGCCATTAACGAGTATACCGAAGAAGCGCTACGCCGGCATCTTCCAGGCTTTGAGCCGAAGAAGGGCCTCGGCGCCTACGATCAGTCCCGCGCAGCATCTGAGTACGGCTCTGGTATGTACGACGAAGTAGTACCACACTTGCGTGGTGGCGCGCCGGTAGCTTCAGAGGTAAATCAGGCATATCGCGAAGCGCGTAAGAATCCAGCTTTAACTGACCTACAGCAAAAGACATTGGATAACGTGCGTACAGATATTACCGAGAAACTGCGTAGTAGCGCATACACGCCAAGTCAGCTTAAGGAGTTAGACTCTAGCCTTGGTGCAACTAAACGTGGCTACGCTGGAAGCGAAAGCACAAAAGCCTTGGGTAGTGCCTATGGTACTATGCAGCGTGGGCTACGCGCAGGGCTTGAGAATCAGCTTCCTGCTGCATTGCGCGGTAAGCTAGATAGAGCTAATCTAATTGACCGGAATCTCCGTATCTTGGACGAGGCTACCGGAAAGACGAAGCCTGGTGGTATTCGTCCCTACAAACTTAATGACGTGGTAGCCAAAGCCGACGACACGCTACCCATCCGTACAAAGGGCGATATAGCTGACTACGCACGCCTTGGGATGGACGTTATACCTGAAGTGCCCATCGACAAAGGTCTTAATATGCTGGGCTCTGGTTTAGGCGTACTCGGCGGGACTGGCGCGATGCTAACTAATACAGGGTTAACAGGCGCTACTGGTGCGCTTACTGCGCTGGGTTCTACGCGTGGCGCTCAAGCAGCATTACTTGGAAATACAGCCCTTCAGAAAGCACTACGCAATAGGCCGGGATTACTAGACATGTCCGGACTACCGGGCCAAGCACTTCTCAATCAGGAGTAAAACATGCCAAGAAACGCACAAGGGGTTTATTCACTCGCATCAGGGAATCCGGTCATACCGGGAACGCTGATTGAGAGTACATGGGCTAATCCCACCATGTCGGACATTGCTGCGGCTTTGACAGGCTCGCTACCGCGTGACGGATCGGCGGGAATGACTGGGCCGCTGTTCCTGAGCGCAGACGCCATTCAGCCGATGGAGGCGGTGACAAAACAACAGTTAGATACGTACGTTGGTGGTGGCGGTAACTATCTACCTGCTGGTGCGATCCAAGACTTCGCCATGTCGGCCATCCCGACTGGGTGGTTACTGGCTGACGGCTCGGCTGTGAGTCGGACGACGTACGCCAACTTGTTCGCCGCCATCGGGACAACATACGGCTCCGGTAACGGTGCGACGACGTTCAATCTTCCTGACTTCCGTGGTGTGTTCCGCCGTGGTGCTGACATGGGCCGTGGTATTGATCCCGGTCGTGCGGTGGGTAGCTATCAGGAGCAGAACAATGCACCCCACACCCATAATGCAACAGTTGGTGGGACAGCGCATACGCACGGTGTCACCAGCGCGCCGCACACCCATGTGGTGACTGCACCGAATCACACCCACACGATCACTGATCCGGGCCACACTCACTCACTGACTGTTGACGATCACTTTCATTTGATGGCTACGATCGATAACATGGTTGTTCACATGCCGGGGGCGGGGTCATTAAGCCTTCCAGCCGGTACAGGGGCAGGCTCTCTGCCTTACACGGGCGGGACAGCAGTTCATTCAGGCACGGCTAATACTCACGCAACAGGTGTGACCGCTGCTGCCGCTGCCGTAACGATCACCGCGCAAGCGGCTCCGGGCATTCAAGGTACGACTGACAGCACCGCACCAGCAGCAACGGTAACAGTTGACCAATCCGGTATCGAGGCTCGTCCGAAGAACGTGGCTATTGTCACCTGTATCAAGGCATACGGTGGTGTTCAAACAGATGGCCTTGGTTCAATGGCCTTCCAAAATGCCGATGCTGTCGCAATCACTGGCGGTTCAGGTGCGTTTGCTAATCTGACCTGCTCTACCACACCAGTCAACCCAACAGATGTGGCACGTTTGATGGACTTGACTGCTGGCGCGATCAATTCGCTCACCAGTGCAGACTCGCAGGTCTTGCTCGTGGACAACACAGACCCTGCCAATCTGATATTGCGTCCACAAACCAATGTGCCGAACGGTTCAGTGAAGCTCAATGCATCCGGGCAGATTCCCCCTTCGTTGTTGCCGATTGCTGACATCAACTATCAAGGCCCATGGGACGCATCAGGTGGCGAAACACCTTCTGAGGCTTACCCGCTGGTGACATTCACAGATGGTGACATGTACCAAATTTCGGTAGCTGGTATCCTGTTGGTGTACGATGCAACAGGTACGGCTAGCACTGTGACTTGCGACATCGGCGACGAGATTGTCTGGACAGTCGGCTCACCCACGTTCCCCACTTCTGGGTGGTATCGTAACCCTGCCCCCGCTGTAGCGCAGTATGTTGCTGGCCCCGCTTCGGCTGTTGCCGATCGAATAGCCGTATTTAATGGTACGACAGGCAAGCTGATCAAAGACGGCGGCAAGACGATAGCTGAACTGGGTGTCGGTAACGTGACCGGGCCAGTGTCATCCGTTGATCTTCGTGTCGCTGTGTTCGATGGCACGACTGGTGACGTACTAGCCGATGGTGGTATGACCATAGCCGAGATTGTGGCTAGTGGTGGGTCAACAGGCGTGTTCCCCTTCTTCCTCGCCAATGGTACAGGTGATAACATCAGTCTGATTTCAAGCACCTTGTTCCCATTCTTCCTCGCTAATGGCGTGGCAGACAACATTCCACTGATAACTGTTTAAGGAGCACGATAATGGCAATCCCAGTAAAAGCAATCTTGACAGGGGCTGACGTAACGGCTCTTGGCGAGTTCACGACATCGGACTCTGTGCCAGTCAACCAAGGTGGTACAGGCGCACTCACAGCCGCTGCCGCCCTGACCAACCTTGGTGCGATTGGTCAGGGTAAGCACACTATCTGGATTCCGGCAGGCGCGATGATCCCGCGCACGACTGCCCCGGCTGTGGCTGGTAGCGTGGAAACGACCACGAACAAGATCATGGAGAAGACGCTTAACTTTGACTATGCGTCTGTGAACTACGCACAGTTCATGGTCCAGATGCCCAAAAGCTGGGATGGTTCGGCTGTGACGTTCAAATTTGCATGGTCGCACCCTGTAGCATCTACTGACTTCGGCGTGGTAATGAGCTTGCAGGCTGTCAGTATTGGCGACAATGAAACGCTGGACTCTGCTTTTGGAACAGCGGTCAACGTGACAGACACAGGTGGGACAACTAACAATCACTATCTCTCCATTGAGAGTGCTGCGGTCAATATCGCCGGTTCCGCTGCTGGTGAGTACGTAGTGTTCCAACTGGCTCGCCAAGTGGCAGACGGTGCCGATACACTGGCTGTTGTGGCACGACTTGAGGGTGTGCAAGTGTTCTACACCGTAAGCGCGGTGAATGATGCTTAAGGTCAACGAACTGATTGGCTTTGGGACGCAAGCTGCCAGTGAGGGTGGTGCGGGGTTATATCGGTTTCTGAAGCTAGAGGTTTGGGACGTTAACGTAGACTTTTGCGGCTACGAGGAAATATATTGGATGGTGGGTGCTACGGACTACCCATTGGTTCCCATGACTTCCGATAATACGCCTGTCCCGCTAGTAGTATCTGCCGTTGGATATATAACCAGCATATGGGCTGCTTTTAATCGTGCCGCAGGTGCAGCTACTACAGGGAATACCCCAGCTAGTTTCATTTTAGACTTGGGTGCAGGGAATGAGATAACGCCTACAGGAGTCGGCATTACCCTTCAGAGTGCGGGTAACAACTACCCACAGTATGTAGCTTGTTACGGTTCTGCTACCGGCGTATTTGCTACTGATGGGGTTACGCTGTACCCAAAGACCGCCCAGTCAGGCTGGACTAATGACCGCAAAAATATAACTTTCTAAAAGGACAAGCATCATGACAATGTATACCCTCCGTTATACTAGCCCTGAAACAGTTATCCGGTACGAGGACTTCCCTCCACCGACTGTGCCACCGACTCTCGCGCCAGAGAAAAACATGGAGTGGGTGCTTGGTGGGCCGCCACCTGCTGCTCCGACGCTGGCTGATTACGAGTACGCTGTTCAGGCCCATCTGGACTCCGAGGCCATTGCTCGGGGGTATGCTGGAATACTGAGCGCTTGCTCCTATGCTGGTGATCCAAATCCAAAGTTTGACGCTGATGGTATCTGCGCTACGGATTGGCGAAGTGCTGTATGGACATACTGTTATGACTTCATGGCAAGCGGCCAAACTCCGCCACCTGTAGATGAGTTCATCGCGATGTTGCCCACTATCACTTGGCCTGCGCGATAGATCGTGATGACCGGGCCGGACAGGCGAAGTAGAATTCTAACTGATAGTGACATTGCGGCTCTAGCAGAAGTACTAGCGGAGACATCTATGAAAGTATCTATCAGCATAGATAACCATGATGAGCACCACAAAGTATTAGCTCGGTGGATTGAGAATGATAATCTAAAGGCTGCCCGACGAGAGAAGTGGAAAGCTCAGGTTGGTGGATGGCTTATTATCTCCATTTTGGCTGGACTAGGAAATCTCGCCTATCAGGCATTCATCTATTTGAAGGAGCATCTTAAATGATTACATTGCAACAATATCTTGGACCCTGGAAAGGTCACGTCGATGTCACGAATGAGGTGAAGGCCAACGCACTGAAGCTCCTTGTGACTGTTGCTGAGCTGATGCTCATCATGGAGCATGACGGCATTGCCTTCCCGATCAACCCGGCAACCAAGTCCAACATCAGTGGCAGTAAAGGCGGTGGATTCCGCACACAGTCGTTCTCGCAAGGTGCTCCCAAGAGTGCGCACAAGCTAGGCTTGGCTGTGGACATTTTCGATCCACTGGGCGAGATAGACGACTGGATCATGTCACATCAAGCAATACTGGTAGCGAAGGGTGTCTACATTGAACACCCAGACCACACGAAAGGCTGGAGTCATTGGAGTATTAAATCGCCCGGATCGGGTAAACACGTATTCATTCCATAGGGAGTAAATTATGAAACTGTTATTGGTCATCGCACTTGGTTTGTCACTGACTGGCTGTTTGACTCTGGCTACCTACCCGGACGCTAACGGTGATCCGAAGTGCTGTACCCTGATCCTTTCAACAACAGTTGGGGAATAGCATGAGTGAGTTCAGAACCGATCTTCAGACACAGTTACTGGATAGTAATGGTTCTTGGATTCTGCTCGCACCGCTTGTGTATTATTCGTCGCTGTTGTGCATGACGATCACTGTCCCCAAGGGATTCAGAACAGATTACGCCAGTGTGCCAAGGTTGCCATTGATTTACGCACTGTTCGGTGACACGAGTCACAAGGCGGCTGTTATTCATGATTACCTGTATGCGGTTCGTCGAACGACAAGGGCTGAAGCTGATGCCATCTTCCGTGAAGCGGCTGAGGCGTCAGGCGTTGGGTTCTTCCGCCGGAACTTGATGTACTACGGGGTTCGACTGGGCGGCAAACTGGCTTGGGAGTCAAAGGACGACTGGAATGCTATCAAGTAACAATCTGATCGGGTTTGGGGTTCAGGAATCAGCACCGCCTGTTCCGCCCCCATACGTCCCGCCGAACCCATACACGATCGATCTGATCAGGAACGATTTGGACTTCATTTACTCGTCAGAAATAGATGTCCCGCCATCAGCCGGTATCTGTCGATTGGAGTTCACAATTGACACTACGAACTTCTTCTCCAATGGGGGCGATCACATACCGTTCGGTGTCAATATGGGATGGCCGAATACGCTGCACTGTGGGCCAATAGTCAGAAACGGTCGGGACATATTCGGCATTGGTCGTGGGGCACTGATTGCATCTGGCGTCAATGTTGTTTATGCGGAACACTGGAATAACACAGGTAATCCGGGGTTACAATTACTCAATAGTCCCGGTCTGACACTGAACACGGCAATTCATACGCATCTATATGTCGTACTAGATTGCACGTTCACAGACGGTGGGACAACTACTTATGACTTAAGGGTGCGAGTTTACAATGTAGACGGTGGAGCGTTACTGTTCGATGGGTATATCCCCGGCACAGGGTCAGAATACGACTTCCCCCGCCCACTCAAGAGTATTGCAATGATAGGTGGTATTGCCAATGGGTTCGTATCGCCCAATAGTACAGGATGCGTCGAGAAACTTGGATCGGGGATAGCGCCAAATGCGAAAGCTATTGTTACTAATATCAGTCATATTGCTTTCTAGCTGCTCTGTGTCACGGAGCGTTTACATGAAATGCTCGGGTGAGTGTACCCTGAGCGTAGATACTGAAGCAGAACTAAAGGAGAAATGAAATGGGACAACCTGCCACACCGATTACCGATCTTGCCGAAGTATCCCGCCGAACAGGTGTACCGCTGGAGGTGCTACAAGCGAAGCAGATAGAGGCGATGCGCCGGATGCAGTCACGACCAACCACTACCGCACCCGCCGCGCCTGTTGCCCCTGCTACATCGCCTGCCGGTGGTTTCGAGTATTCGCAGAACGCGGGGCCGATCGGTCTACAGAAACGCATTTGGGATGCGACTCAGTAGCCTTGTACCCCGCTTCGTAGTCGAACATGATATCCAACATGGCGTCACGGGTGAAGTAAATACCAACTGTGACGCCGATACTGAACGCTAGTGCTAGATAAATGTATTTCATAGCAACCAACTCCGATACATGGTTGTCAGAAAGTCCTTGTGAATGGATTTTCTGATTCGTTGCCGCTCGCTCAACTGTTGCGTAAACTTGCGGATAAACTTATGGCGTAGCTTTTCAGCATAATCTTTCATCTTTATCTCCTTTCAAAGCTCTGACTTCTTCTGCGAAGCGTGAGCCAACATCAAACTCAAGCGCAAACGTGTCTCCATACCGTTCACAAGCCATTGCCGCTTCTTCGGGTGCAGCGTTCCACGTTGCGCGTACGAGATCACTTTGCGTGTCGTATTCTTCTTCTATGTCCATCCATTCATCGAATGTCATGGTTTACTCCCTGTGTATTCATAAAGCATCGTGAATAATTTTAGCGTAGCTTGCTCGGTGTGGTGCCGTCCTTTTACATCCTTCAGGTTTTTGATTGCTGCTAGAATGGCGTCCCGTTCCTGAACTAAAGACTCAATTGCCTCGACACAAATCTTGCGTTCGTAACTCTCCGTCCTAAGTGTCGATGCGTATATCGGGTTGATGCGGCTGCGAAGGTCAGCGATTAAATCTTCTGGTGTCATTTTAATCTCCCAGTCTCGGCCCGTTGTATGGAAACAGCTTTTGCCATGCGTCCAGCGCTTCCATTCCTGTGTCCCACCAACGGCTCACCGTCGGCAGGTCTTTCGTGTCCAGCAGCAGGCATTCAAGTTCAAGGGCCAGTCGGTGTCCTGCTGCAATCCTGTCTTGGTTCTTCTCAATCTCCCGCGCCGCAGCGTGTTCGCGCTCCGTCTTGAAAATGGTCGAGTCCCGCAGTTCGTCAATTAGTTGTTCGTGCGGTGTTGCCTGCTTCGCCTGTGCTTCTGCTACGCTGTGCCAATTCACCTCATACATTTTCTTATTCATAGTCCTTCGCCTTCTTCAAATTCAACCTTGATGCAGGCAATGCGATCCTTGAATGCTGCCTTATCTGCGTCGTCTTTTGATGCATACTCACCATTTACATATGCCCCAGGGTAAATGTTGATCCAAATTGTGTACTTCACAGGAGCCATGAACAGGTCAAATACCGTGTCACCATGGCTCGTAAACTTTCCGTCCTTGTTGTGAGACATGACCCTACCGGCAACCCAACCTATTATTTGGTGGTCAGTCAATGCCTCAGGGTTATAAGCCCCGAATTTGTAAGGGCTTCTATCACGTGTTACTACGGGTTCACCTGCCATACATTTCTCTCGGTTGAATGGTTTCATATCAACTCCTCCGGTATCTCTGGTAATGGCATCCAGTAGGTAGGCTCGCAAGCAAGCGCCCAATGGGCTTCCTCATACTCGTTCCACTCATACCAACCTTCCGACCAGTAATAGGTGCCGCTTTCCTCGTCATAATCCCCGCCTTCCCCACCGTTAAAACAACCCCAGTTCTCTTCGTCAAGGGTAAGTTTTGGGGCATGGGCAGCGCGTAAGACTTTGCCATCGCAAACCACCAGCACGGGATTACCGGGTTCGGGTAGTTTGTGATTTACGCTAATCCATGCACCGATCAATCCATTTGTTTTCATTTCGTTCCCCTCGAATAAGTCCCCGTCTTTCCGAGGTGTCATCGGCTGGGTGTCCAATCCCTGATTCCCTGTGTCCTTTCGTAAAAGTACAGCAGTTAGTCAACGCCGAGTCAATCGCCTAGTACCTTTGGTTTTCTTCGAGGTCGTCGCGCACCTCGTCACCCCAAATAGCCAATGCCTGCTTGTCGATCAGGCGTAGGACTATTTCGCCTATCAGCGTTTTGTCCTCAGCCCATACGGCATTCATGAACTGAACCACGGTGGCGCCGGGCATGTCTGCGATCGCGTCGAGCATATCGCCCATCAGCATGCGCTCAGTGCATACTTGCTGAACGTATTCTTCTAGGTCTTTAGCGCGCATGATCAAGCTCCTGCTTAATAAGCCGCTCAATGTGCAAATCGCCGCTTAGGCGGGCCTGCACGCCATGTATCCATAATCTGAGATACTGTCTGCTAGTCATCTCTTTCTCCTTAGTAGACCGCACTGCGCGATCAGTAACTAAATCATATCGTATCTCGTGCTTCCGTGTAAACAGTTATTTTTTAAGCTTAAAAAGGCTAGACAAAAACGCGATACGGCGGCCGGTCGTTTTCGTTTCGGTATAACGTACACGCGATTCGTCTGAATCGTCTGAATTTTCCTATAGTCCGCAGGTCGTTCAGAATCGCGCATACGACAACCGAATCGTTCGGTATACGTTCGTAAGCACGAACGATTCGGTTGACAAAAAAGGTGCTTAAACGCGACCGAAAATACCTAAATTATATGCAGTGCAGACGTGCGGCCACCTTGCTGCCAGAGGCGCAGCACTTGTTCTGCATTGTCGTGCGAAGAACCAAACACAAGGTGCTTCGCAGACGTATTAAGCAGCGTCTTCATACAGTTATTACATGGGAGTACTGTAGTGTAGATCGTGCAAACCTCGTTGACGTCTCTGCAGTTAAGTAGCGCGTTGAGCTCAGCATGAACAGCCTCGCATGTATCGCTCCCCGCTGGTCGGTCCGCCCCGCCACATGGTACATCTATGCAGTGCGGCCGACCAGCGGGGACACCATTGTAGCCACTACCTATGATGCGGCCCATGCGGTCTACTAGCACGCAGCCTACTTTGCGCTTCGCGCACGTTCCCCGTAAGGCGAGAGTATGCGCGATGTACATCATAATAGTATCAAGGCTAGGACGCATTATGGATGACCTTAGCAATAGCACCTTCAGGTCCGACCCAGCCTTCTGGCTTCGCCGCGTCGACAGCATTCCCGCGTGTAGTCATACCGCGTACCTTGGACATGTTGGCGTGCTGCACAGCGGCCCATATTGCATCAAATGGCAGGCCCATTAAATACGCAGTACCTAGCGCTACGTACACAATGTCGGCGAGTGCGTCTGCCGCGCCGACAATATTTTCGCTCCAATTAGCTTCAGCGAATTCTTGGAGCTCCTCGTTTAGAAAATCCATGCGCTCATAGAACATTGCGGTATCTAGTAGATGTGGCGCCGTAGATTCTACGTTGAGTATCTGCCTATGAAATTTTATCACGTCATCAAAGTAGCTCATATTTAATTGCCTCCAAGGGGAAGTAGTTAGAAAGTACGAAGTCCGAGGTACTAGGCGCTAGGATGTCTGTAGTTGCACTAAGCGTCATCTGCGGTACGTAAATGCTGCCAAAGGACCTAAGCTGATGTCTAAGCTGCTCTAGGTGCGCATCATAGATGTGGGCATCGCCAAATTGAAAGTGCAATCGGCCTGTGTCGTAGTTCGTAGCCCTAGCTATAAGCATGAGTAAGGCACCATATAGCACGAGGTCCGAGGGGAGCCCGAGTGCCAGGTCCACAGAGCGCATAGTAACAATACAATCCAGGTCCGTGCCGTTAACATAAAATTGGGCTAGTAAATGACATGGCGGTAGACACATCTGAGGCAATTCACTTGGGTTCCAAGTAGTAAGTAGGTGCCTGCGGCCATACGGGTCCTGTTTAATACTGTCGATTAGTGCTTGTATTTGATCAAGCACGCCGTTCCAATCACGCCACTGTACGCCGTAAATGCGCCCAACTTGCCATTCTTCTTTTGGTAAGCCTTTATTCGGCGCCCATTGCGAAGCATTGTGGTCCCAATAGTTGCACCCAAGGTCTTTGAATGTTTGTAAGTCAGTAGCCCCGCGCATAAAGGCACAAAGCTCACCCAAAATACCGCGGGGGAAGACCTTACGCGTTGTAATAATGGGGAACTCGTCAGCAACGCGTGCTGTCTTGAGCGATAACCCCGGAAGCGATGTGGTTCCACCGACTCTACTGGGCCGTCTACCGCCTGCATGCATAACCTGCAGGCATAGGCTGGCGTAGGCTATATCAATCTGTGCCATGTGTTAACTCCTTAACTATTAAGGTTGTATAGCCTGAAATGTCTAGCCACGAATCTACATGATTTGCATTGCCGGTCAGAATGCGCGCCATCTTCTGACAAACATTATCAAGCGCCTCCCGCTGTGAGGGCGTCAGGCGTTTACCGTGATGATGGCAGATGGCCTTCAGCTCCTGCGAGACAGAGGCATTAAGCGGAAAGTGCCCGTGCGTAGTACCACGTTCAACTAGAATTTCTTCAATCATTTGTCATACTCCCAGCGAATTAAAAAGGGGGACTACGCAGTCCCCCTTATGATTAGGCCACTTCTGTGTCTTCGACTTCTTCTACAGCAACTTCTTTAGCTTTGCGTGTGGACTCGAGTTGACCTGCGGCGATCAGCTTGGTCTTGTAGTACGCAATGCATGCCAGTGTAGTCTTAGCATCAGGGAACTGTTCCAGCACCTCTGCCAACACTTCCTTGTTAGTCATACCTTCCAGCAACAGACCTTTAGCGAAAGTACCAACGCCTTGGCGTGGACCGCGCGCAGTGACTTCGCCCGAAGCCTTTGGTGCTTTGGCTGGTTTATTCAGCTTTTTGTACGCCGCACGTGCAGCCTTCAAGCTATTAAAGCTTTCAGCGGTGGGCTGGCCCAATTCTTCGGCTTTCTCGTTATAGGCAGCCAGCAGTTCGTCCATTGTCATTTCCATGTATGCTTCAGACATTTTGATTCTCCTTAGTTAAAGCTATGCAAATGCATAACCGTAAAGCAATTATAACGCAGCACTGTGCCCAAGTAAACAGTTATTTAAGCAGGGCTGAAAATAAAGCTTCTTGGGTGGCATTCTTCCCATTAAGCACCTCGCGTATATGCTTGTCTAGCGTTCCAGCAGCTAGTATGTGGTAGACCATAACCGTACTGACCTGCCCTTGGCGGTGTAGGCGCGCAATAAGCTGTGAGTACTCCTCTAGGTTGTAGGTCTGCGCGAACCAACAAAGCTTGCTTCCGCCGGTTTGGAGGTTAAGTCCATGCGCTGCGGCCTGCGGCTGTACACAAAGTATTGGTGCTTCGCCGTTGTCCCAAGCGCTAAGCACTTCGGCTACTGCCTTCGAAGACATACCACCTTTAATAGCTAGTACCTTAGGGAAACGTTTCTGAATCCGCTCGAGCTCATGCGTGAAGGCATACGCAACTAGTAGCGGTTCACCCGCTAGTTCCTCTACCAGGTCCTCCAGCGCGTCGAGCTTAGCACTATGCACCTCCTCTACGCCGTCATCAGAATAGACCGCCCCGCCCACTAATTGCCTGAGCTTCGATGTTGCTACCCCAGCATTAACGGCTGTAATGACTTTCTCCTCAGTTAGCTGCATAATAGAGAGAAGCTTTAGCTCCTTGTACTGCTTCATTACGGCCGGCGGGAGCGTGACTTCGATGTCCACGTGCATCAGCGGTGGTAGCTGTAGGACCTCCTCAGGGTCCACGTACATCGCTAGGTCCGATACCTGTGCATGTATACGTTCTGCCTTCTCAGCTGTAATATGCCATCCCCATGGATCATATGGCTTCTGATGGAAGTACTTAGCTTTGTAATGCGTGATGTACTTGCCAAAGCGGTAGCCCAGGTCAAGGCACAGAATCTGGCCAAAGAGGTCCATTAGCGTATTAGCTGCCGGTGTACCAGTTAGGCCCCATCTAAATTGAAACTGATCCAATATGAGCTTGATGGCTTTGAACCGCCGCGTAGTGCTATGCTTCATCTTAGTTAGTTCGTCAAAGACTACAATACCAAAAGGATTGCGTTTAGTAAGCAGCGTAGATGCCCATACAATACCATCATAGTTGAGCACTACGATGTCATACTGCGGGTCCATTAAGACTTCCTTCTTGTTTGGCCCGTGTGCCAGCCCTACCTTAAGGTGACTGAACTGCGCCCATTTGCGTGGCTCCGCTAGCCATGTAGCCTGGCAGACCCGGAGCGGGGCGATCACGAGCATGCGGTGCTTATAGCCTAGCGCATGGAGCTTAAGCATCGCAGCAAGTGTTGTGGACGTCTTACCAAGACCTGGCCATAAGAATAGTGCGCCTTCTGGGTGTGTAACAAGCCATCTTACGCCGCGTTCCTGGTAGTCATGTGGAACCCACTTTGGTGGCAGAAAGGCGTTCATTGAGGATCCGTTGGAAAAGCTCATAATTATCTACCTCGTATACCTCGTGGCCAAGCGCTTCGTACATGCGCTTAGTATATAACTGCAATGGTGATAGCCGACCGCCTTCCCGTTTGAGCTCTATAAAACAATGGCGTCCATTAGGCATAAGCAGTAGGCGGTCCGGTATGCCGCCCGTGCCTTGCTGTTTGAGCAGAATACACCCACACAGTTTGGCATAGACGACACAGCGGCGTTCTAGATTGGCCTCAGAAGGCACATTTACCCCCCTTACTATTACTATACGCGCAGTAGCGGCAGTCATTAGACGGCTGCGGCTTCCATGTTTCGTCCTTGAATATCGGCGCGAAGTAATCTTCGTATTTCTTGCGTAGCTCTACCAAATGCGGCCGTGTGTAGGTCTTATCGTAGCTATTATTGGCATCAATGAACCAAAACTCAGCGCGCACTGTCTTGACTGTAGGGCAGACGACGGATGCACCGCAGATAGCATAAAGTTCAATCTGCTCTGTGCTTGGTACTCTGTACTTACCGCTTTTGAAGTCAATAATGACTAGTTCGTCGCCACTAGCCGTTAAGTAAAACGCGTCAGCCTTCGCGCGCAGCCATGTATCCTTATGGAACCAGTCAGGCAGCAAGTTCCAGTCCATATCGAAGCCCCAAGCAACTTCGGTCTTAGCCTGCAGCTGCTTAAGATTATCAAGCTGCTCCTGCCATTCAAGCGCTGCAGTAGGCGGCGTCGTAGCCCAACCCCGCAAGTAGTTCTCAAGTTCTTGGTGCATCTTTTGTCCCCGCTCCATTGCCGGGGACGACGGCTGCGGCAGTTTGTCTATATACTGGAACTTAAACTGCTGTGGGCACTTGCGATACGTGTCCAGCTTACTAAATCCAATTGGGTCTGTGTACATTATTTAAGCTCCGCGTATGAGCGCCCAATGGCGCCCGTTGTGATAAATGGGCAATCTAATACGTCTACAAAGGACTCTTCCATGCACTGCTTAAGTAGTGCGTCTTCTTCAGCTGCGTGCTGCTCCGGGCAACGAATGATGATCTCATCGTGGACAGTCAAATAAAGTGCGCCGTGCTTAGTACGACGTGCATAGTCCAGCATAGCTTGCTTGGTTTGGTCTGCCGCAGAACCCTGAATCAAATAGTTAACAAGCTTGTATTCAAAAGTCTTCCACACGCCACCTACTAACTTCGGTTCTTCAGCCTTGTACTCCCTGCCACCGAGCGTCTTAACGGTTAGCCCCGCGCGGCCGCGATTCTGTACGGCTTTTTGAAATTGCGCAATATCTGGCATAGCTGCAAGGTACTTAGCCTTTACCTGCGTCGCCTCTTGCACTGGAATATAGAGGCTTTCTGCAATTTTACCAACACCTGCGCCATATAGAATAGCGAAGCCTAACGTCTTCGCTACCTTCCGAGTAATGTGCGCGACGTCTGCTGCGACCTGGTGTGGGTCGGCCGCCGGATTAGCACGTAGTTCAGCTAGCAACTTACCACCAGCGAAGTGCGCAAGTAGCCGCATCTCTTGTGCTGAGTAGTCACGTCCCACTAGCACCTCGCCCGGCGGCGCTACAATGTAGTCGCGCATATTAGGCAGTGTAACGTCTAGCTTGTAGCCTATGCGGTCTAGCTGACTGCGTAACTTCTCCCATACAGACGGAACATTCTGCAGATTGGGTGACGATGAGATGCGCCCTGTACGTGCTCCTGTGTCTGAGTAGTTACGTACTTGGTTCCACTTCATGTACATCACGCCGCCATTAGCTTGAGCAAGCTCAAGCCACGGGAGCATGAAAGTCCTAATACACGTGGCTAATGAGTTGCGTACTAGCAGGTGGCCCAGTAAAGTCGGATCGCTAATGGCGGCAATAAGACTGTCCTTAGCGACTGAGCGCTTTCCTTTAGGTGTAAGCCCAAAGCCTTTTGACAGTTGCGCTTCTTCGATGGCATCAGCCAGGTCTACGTTACTGTCAATATCGACATCGCCCAGGAAGCCCTTAATATACACATCTAGCTTAGCAAAGTCAATCTGAGCTTGCTCGGCAGCGGCTGCGAGTGCCACCGTATCGAGGTAAATACCGTCCTTTTCCATTTGATGGACGTATGGCATCAAAGCCATCTCCCGCTCGTAAGCGCCTAGTACATTCGGCGGTGCATTAGCTATAAGCGCATGATAGAGCGCCTCAGTCCGATCCACGTCGCCTATAGCATAGCTACCTACTAGTATACCCGGCGCAAATGCGATGAAGGCGCCCCACTTTTTACTTGCGGCGGAGACAACGCCGTGCTTTACTAACCAATCACGTACGGCGTCGCGCTCAGTTGGCGGTAAAGCCAAGAGCCGCTCGCACAGAGGCTTAAGACTAAGTTCCCCATGCGGATTGACTAGAAACGCTAAGACCATAGTACATCGTACTTTCTCCCATGGTACAGTCAAGTGCCACTTCTCGTCTAAAATAGCCGCGTCAAATGCTGCATTGTGCATGAGCACTAAGTCATTGCGCGCCAGTAGGTCTGCCGCCTTGTCAACAGCCACGTGCTCGTCTGTATTGTTGTCAGTAGGATGCCCCCAGCCGTAGTACCATGGAGCTACATCCGTAGCGCGTATCGCTAAGCCCACGGGCACCGGCGGGTATGCCGGGCGTGGGGCAATAGCGAACGTCTCAAAGTCGAGCGTCGCTATTTTCATATTAGTACTTCCCTGAAGTTGGGACTTCTTCTGTTTCAAATACAGGGTATGGCGTGATCAGCATTTCGCGCGCCTCCTGCATACGTGTTAGCAAAGCGCTAAGCTCTACATCATTAGCGCGTAGCACTTCAAGCGATGCTTTGAAGAAAGACTTCGCATCAGGCACTACTTTAAGGCGCGCCACGAACTGCCCCGTAAGCTTCCCAGCCGATCCTGCGCGTGCTAGGAATGCATCGACGCTCTTCATGCTGGTGATGGGGAATGAACATTGATACATCGGCGCATCTGCGATCATACTAGCGGCCGGGACGATCGCGACGCGAACTGACTCGCGGCATCCTTTACCCTTGCCTTGGTTCGCGCTGCCCCATTTGTTCTTCTCGCAGCTTTCGCACGACTCTGCATGCGGGTGCGCTGCCTCTGCGTGTGGCACTTCGCCATCAAACGAGTAGCAGACAGGTACTTGGGGCTTCGAACTGTCGAAGGTCCCTTCGTAGTAGGCGCGTTCTGACTGCGTGGCAAGCACTACGACTTCAGCTTCTGCATTAGGGATCGGCACACCGTCGACGATCAATTGCCCGCCTTTGAACGACACAAACGCCGGGCCGGATTTAAGCGCAGCCGCTTGCTTAGTTTGAAGCGCCAGTTGCTGCGCTACTTGTTCTTCAATGCTCATTACTTCGTTTTTCTTAGCCATGATCTTAGTTCCTTGTAGATTTAGTGAGTGAGAGGTCAACAACAACAAAGGGCTCAGTACCTGGTACTAAGACACCATCTTCACGGAGCGAATCCCACAATGTTTCTGTGATGCGCTTTTGCAGAAGCTCGGGCATGTCTTGGTCCTTAATGAAGGCGTAGACACTCTCCCAATCAGTTACTTTAGACTTGGTTTTGTACGTCACGGAAGCCGTAGCGACCGAGCCCTTCGCGCCAGTAAGTTGAATGTCGCCGAGCTCGTTGATGATTTCCTGCTTGATAGTTGCTTCTTCTGCGGCCATTGCCTTGATCTGCTTCTCTGCGTCGAGACGCGCCTGGCGCAAGCTATAAAGCGCATCGATCTTAGTTCCTATATCCATGGTCTTTCTCCTTTGCATGATTGCTTAATTGCGATCATGAGTAATTATAGCATAAAAGTTGCTCCATGTAAACAGCTATTTGCCTCGCGCGCGTGCATGTATATAGTGAATACATATTATACCTCTACGTTCGTTTTTTGCGTTATAATTATTGCTCAGTCGCGTTGACTGTTACTAAGGAGAACATGATGCGGAAAGTACTACGGAAGTGGATGGGTCCTACGCCAACGAATTGTGAGCTTTGCTACGCGCAAATAACAACAGTATTCTACGATGCTGCAACAATACCAGGACCCTGGGCCATTATGTGCCCTAGCTGCTTCGTCCGAAACAAAGGTCAACTAGGCACCGGGCGGGGGCAGAAGTACCTGAAGCGCGGCGATGAATTTATTAAAGTTATTAAGGAGGAAGTATGAAGCACCTTGTACAGCAGCTTATTAGCGCGGTAGAGCTAGAGGCAGAGATGACTCGGCGGCGACAAGCACATTATCAGCTTAAGCTTGAGAAAGACAGACAGCGCGCCGCTCGTGCGCGCAATGGCAGGCGCAAAGCACGTAGCGCCCAGCACCGTGTGCACAATACTAAGCAGGAGACACTATGACGCCAAACCAACCACCTAGCGTATGGGGCGCTGGGTACGATGCAGCTAAGGCTGAAATAGCCGAAGCTACGCACGCATTCATGCTAGAAGACCTAGCTAAATCAGGCCTCGAACCCAGCGACGGCCAATGTGTATTAACTAAAGAGGGCTATCGAATACCCTACTTCGCGCCCAATGGTACGCTCCTCTCTATGTATCGCGTGCGTCTTAAGGAGGTAACTGACCGTAAGTACTCACAACCAACTAAAGCAGCGCTTGGTGCCGAGGCCTTACATCCATACTGGCCACCAGGATGGGCTCTGCATGCGGCTGTCGGCGGTGTTCTTGACGTCCATGAGGGCGAGAAAAAGGCACTTTGCGCTGTGAAGCACGGCCAGCAGACTGCCGTCGGGATCGGCGGTCATAGTAACTGGCAAGACCCGACGTCTCGAGGCTCAGTGCATCCTACTATTCTCGCCGCGATTAAGAACCTGGAACTAAGCACTGTGCGCCTCTGGCCTGACGGAGACATCGAGAAGCATCAAGTAGCTATGGGGTGGGGTGCCTTCGCGCGTGCCCTGCAGGCGGCCGGGGCCAACGTGATTATGATGGACCTTCGTAGCTTCGGACTAGGCGCTAAATTCGACGATTTGGTCGTTTTGCACGGCTATAATGCAGTTATGTCAGGGGCTACAGTCAAGAATATTGACGACTTGGCCCTTTCCCAAGCCGAATTACTGCGCACTTTGCCCTCGCTTATTAGCGAAACAGTGGGCTCCGGGGAGTACGCACATCTTACTGTTAGGCCTACGGAGTATAATTTAGCCGAAATCCTACGGCGCCATGAGGCTTTTAAGGGGCAGCTATGGTTCAATGAAGATACTATGTCCTACATGATGGGCCATGATGTGTGGGTCGATGGGCTTACTACTACGCACTTACTCACTGTTTTACAGTCCCAATTCGGCTTTGGCAAGAAGGGTTCTACCGCTACGCAGATGTCCGTTACCTCCGCTGCTACGCTAGTTGCCAAAGAAAACAGCCGTTCACCCTTCGCTGACTGGCTACATGCGCTGCGCTGGGACGGCCAGGAACGCCTTAAATCATGGCTCCATGACTACCTCAAAGTGCCAGATACACCGTTCCATGCGGAAGCCGGCCTCAAATTTATCGTAGGCGCTGCGGACCGGGTACTACATCCTGGGTGCTTTCACCGTTGGATGCTAGTCCTGCAGGGCCCGCAAGGAATCGGTAAGTCCGGTGTGCCTATAGCACTCGCGGGGGCGCATAATGTCTCGGAACTCTCCCGAAATGCTGAAGGTAAGGACTTGCTTATGGCTATTCATAGGGGCATTATCAACAATATGGACGAGCTATCGACGTACACTAGGGCTAAGGACTTTGACCAGCTTAAAAGTTTAATATCTGCTACGCATGATACATTTAGAGCGCCTTATGAACGTGCTACAATGGACGTACCCCGTCGTTCTGTCATGATTGGTAGCGTTAACGACTCTGCCTTCCTACGGCACGATGCTAGCGGGAATAACCGGTATGTTGTTGTTGCCTGCACTGAAAAGTTCGACTTTGCAGGACTCGCGGGGGCGAAGGAGCAGCTATGGGCCGAAGCTGTGTGGCACGTGCGGCAAGGTACTACGCACGATATAGTAGCTGGTGCTAACGAGCAGGCAGCGGCCCGCGCGGGCGTCGTCTTCGGTCCAAGTACTGAGCTCTAAGTCCATGGGGCCTGGTCTTCTCTGTATCCCAATTACCGAGATGGAGCACCACCCGTTGCTATAGTCGTTGCCGGTCCAAACATCGTTCATTTTTAGTCCTCACTCGCTTAAATTTTAATCAAAAATGCTGGTTATGCGCACTTAAAAAAATACTATACACGTCATAC